AATGCTGTTATCAATGCGATATCACAAATGGTTTATGGTCGTGGTTTAGATGCTACAAATAGTGCAAAGAAACCAGAAGCGTATGCAAGGATGGTTTCATTGTTTAAAAAAGAGGTTGTACGAAGGTTGTCTTATGATCTTAAATTAACTGGTCAATGTGCTATGCAAGTTATTTATGCAAAGGACAAAAAGAGCATTCAGAAGGTTGAGCATTTACCAATTGAAACATTGAGAGCAGAGAAATGTTCTGAAAATGATAAAGAGGTTCAAGCGTATTTTTACCATCCAGATTGGTCTGAAATAAAGCCAAGTGATAAACCTTTAAGAATACCAGCTTTTGGTCTTTCAAAAAATCCAGCACCTATTGAGATAATTTATATCAAACCATATAAGGCTGGAATGTATTATTACTCAACCCCAGACTATCAAGGTGCTTTACAATATGCAGAGTTAGAAGAAGAAATATCAAACTATCATTTAAACAATATAATGAATGGTTTAGCACCGTCAATGTTGATAAATTTCAATAACGGTAAACCAGACGAAGAAACTCAAACATTAATTGAGAATAAAATAAAATCTAAATTTTCTGGTACATCAAACGCTGGTAATTTCATTTTAAGTTTTAACGATTCAAAAGAAGTGGCTGCTGATATTACACCAGTTCAGTTATCTGATGCAGCAGAGCAATACGAGTTTTTAAGTGGTGAATCACAGAAGAAAATAATGGTTGGTCACAGAGTTGTATCACCTATGCTTTTAGGGGTTAAAGATTCAACTGGTTTTGGTTCATCAAATGCTGATGAGTTAAAAACAGCATCTATATTAATGCATAACACGGTAATAGTTCCTTTTCAAGAAATGTTAATCGAAGCATTTGACAAAGTTTTAGCATTTAATAATATTTCATTACACCTTTATTTTAAGACGTTACAGCCTTTACAATTCATTGACTTGGAGAATGTGCAAGATAAAGAAACACAAGAAAAAGAAACTGGTGTAAAACTTTCAAAAGATAATAAAGATTTTATTGATGCAGATATGTTGGAATCTTTAGAAGGTGAACAAATATCTGATGAATGGGAGTTAGTAGATAAAAGAGAGGTTGAAGAAGATAATGAAGCTATTGAGGAATGGGCAACACGATTAATTGAGGAAGATAAAACAACATTTCAGAAGTTAGCTGATTTGGTAAAATCTAAACCAAACGGATTTTCTTATTTAGATAAATCATTTTATAAAGTTAGATATGAATATGCTGAAAAATATAAAAGCAATAATTCAAGAACATTTTGTAAAAATATGATGGCAAGAACATCGAAGGGTGTTGTTTATAGAATTGAAGATATAGATAAAGCCTCAAGAGAGGGAGTAAATAAATCATTTGGTCATAAAGGACAACCCTATAATTTATTCAAATATAAAGGTGGTAAACAATGTGGACATTTTTTCAGCGAACAACTTTATCGATTAAAAGATAAAACAAAAAAAGGTTCAAAATACGTTTCTCAATATGATGAAACAGATTCTATACCCAAAACATACAAACCTAATCCAGTAGGAAATAGAGAATCTAAAATAGCACCTAAAGATATGAAAGATGGAGGTGCGCATCCATCAAATACTAAAAAGAAATAGATGGCAACAGCATTATTCATAAGTAGAACGGATTTAGTAAAAAATACAGTAGTAGATGGTAATGTTGATACTGATAAATTCATACAATTTATTAAGATAGCACAAGAAATACATATACAAAATTATTTAGGATCTAAATTATACGATAAAATAAGCAGCGATATTATTAATAATGATTTATCTGGTGATTATTTAAAGCTGGTGAATGATTATATACAGCCAATGCTTATACATTTTGCAATGGTTGAGTATTTACCATTTGCAGCATACCAAATTAAGAACGGAGGTATTTTTAAACATAACTCTGAAAATGCTGAAACGGTTAATAAAGGTGAAGTTGATTTATTGATACAAAAAGAGCGTGATTTTTCAGAATATTACACACGAAGATTTGTAGATTATATCTGTTTTGAATCAAATAAGTTTCCAGAGTATAATACAAATGTTGATTCAGATGTAAGACCAGATAAAGATGTTGATTATACTAATTGGGTATTATGAGAAATAAAATATACAAACCAAAAAAGGTAAATGTAAAACGTTTAAAAACGTATTTATCTAAAGTTAAAAAAGCAACTAATGGCAAATAAAATTGGCTGGGGTTTAGGTACTTTAAACAACTCGATTAATTGGGGTTTAGGTGCTGTCAATAACTCTATTAATTGGGGGAATATACAAGAAGAAGAAAAAAGCTGGTCTGGTGAAACTGATATATATGGAACATCGTTTTTTGTAAAGGCTTATTCAGATAGGGTAATTGCTGATGGTGGTGTTGTTGAAAGTTTACAGTGTGTTGATGAAGCATTAGATTTAAGTTCTAAACCAATTATAACGTTAATAGGTAATCAAATTGTTTACTCAAATATAAACGCAATATACAATGATTTAGGAGCAACTGCATTTGATGAAATTGAGTTTGGAGATTTAACAGATGAGATTGTTACCACAAGTAATGTGAATAGCAGTGTTGCACAAGTTTACGAGGTTAAATATAATCTTCTTGATCCAAGTGGTAAAAGAGCAAAAGAAGTTGTTAGAACTGTTTATGTAACATCTGAATTAGTAAATAGGTTTAGAGATAGAGTTGTAGCAGATGGTGGAGTTGTTGAGAGTTTACAATGTGCTGATTTTGATTACTCAATCAATTGGAATCAAGTTTTATTGAATGAAGATAGTTATAGCAAGTTCATCACTGAATATACAGATAGAATTGTTGCAGATGGTGGAACGTTAGAAGCAGTAAATTGTATAGATAGAAATTATTTCAGTCAATGGAATTGGGTTTATTACTATCGAGTGATTGAAGATAGTGGAATAGTAGAAAAAATAGGTTGTGTAAATTATAATAATATAAATTAAAATAAAAATGTCAAAAACACCAAGTATAGCAGTTATCCCTAGCGGATATAAAGCAAGTAAAGTTTACAGTGTCCTACCTACAAATGGAGATGCTGATTTAGATTTCACACGTAATTGTGTAGCAACACGAGTAAACCAAGATGGTTTATTAGAAGAAGTAGGTTTAAATGTACCAAGATTAGATTATTCAGATGGGGGATGCCCATCGTTATTGTTAGAACCACAGAGAACTAATTTAGTAACAAATGCGATTGTTGGTACTTATGTAGGTTCAGTAGATATAACTAATAAAGTTGTTTCTCCAAGTGGTTTAATTGATGCAACTACTCCAATTCCAACAACCACATCAAACAGATTTGAATACACTATATCATTAGGCACATTCGCAACAGATGATATTTTAACCTATTCGTGGTACAGAAAGAGAATTTCTACACCGATTGATGATTCATATCTTGGTGATATTACTTTAAGTTCTTTAATAAACCTTGAAACTGAAGGAGTTACAGAACAAATTGAATCAGATATAAATGGATTTGATAGATTCCAAGCAAGGGTTAAGATTGTAGATGGTGCTTTAGAATCAAAAAATAGAGCATATTTCGGAGGTATTGTTGGAGTAGGTAATCAATCCGTTGCATACTACGGACATCAATTAGAATTAGGTACTTACGCAACAAGTCTTATTTATACAAGTGGTGCAGAAGTAACACGTTTCAAAGACGAAGCATCTAAAGATAATTTAGAAAGCTATATCAATAGTTCAGAAGGGGTGTTGTATGCTGAAATTAGTGCTTTATCCGATGATTTATCTGTTAGGGAGATTTCAATATCTGACAACTCAACAAATAACGCAATAAGGTTGTATTACAGTATATCAACGAATAGTATTAATTACCAAGTGAGGTCTGAAGGCTCTCTTGAACTGTTAGGAACTTATGCATCTACTGATATTACTGATTTTAACAAAATTGCAGTAAAATGGAAGATTAATGATTTTTCAATGTGGGTGAATGGTGTTAATGTTTTCTCCGAATCTTTAGGTGAAACTCCAATAGGTATGAATGCTATTAGATTATCCCCATCAATATCATCTAATGGAGATTTCGAGGGAAAAATAAAAGATTTAAGAGTTTATAACGAAGCATTAACAGATGCAGAATTAATAACATTAACAACAATATAAAATGATGAAATTAGCAAAATATCAATTTGATAGTAAAGAACAGTTTGAAACTAAATTTAAGGCTTTAGGAGTAGAAACAGACGAAGATGGAAACGAAGTACCAAACCATCCGCACGTTGCAGTTGTGTTAGGTCATATTGTAATTGAACAAGCAGAGTATGACGAAGAAGGTGTTACAACTAAAGAAGCTGTTTACTCTACCAAATACGCAGTAGATATGGCATTTTTTGGATTAGATGCACATCCTTACGGTTGGAAGTCTTATTCAATTGATGTAGTTGGTGAGGGTGTACATTCATTTGCTGGTGTATCGTATCAAGATAACAAATTTTAATGGGTTTAAAAAAGTTCATTCAGAATTTAGCTTTAGACAAGAAAGAACACGTTTTGGTAGGTGTCGTTTATTCGGCACTTATACCATTATTTGGTTTTTTATTTGGTGGAATAGGTGCTTTATTTGGGTTCTTATTAGGAACGTTTTTAAATCTTTGGAAGGAAATTTACAACGATTTTTACAGAGGTAAAGGAAACGCTGAATATTTAGATTTTATCGCAACAGAAACAGCAATTTTAATAACATATTTAGCTTTTTTATTATAGATGGATAAAATAGAGTTTATTTCTGATAGTTTTGGTGAGATGTCTGGATTCCTAACCTTTTTAATTTTGGTTCTGGTGGTGCTTTCTTATGTTACAATTAAATTTAAAGAAACAATAAACGAACTTGTTAAGAAAAATAAACATAATAGAGATATAAACGATCTTCTTTATCACTCAATGTTTTTAACGAGTGATAAAGTTTTGCAACGTATTGATAAAATAGACTTTACAACCTTTGATGGTTACGATGAAATCAAATCAAAACTATTAAAGAAGCTGATCCAATTAAAAATCGATACTGTTAAAACTCGTTTTAGTGAGTTCTTAAAAACTAAAGATTTAGACAAAGTAAAGCAATCACAACTTAAATTAATGGTTGCAACTACTTTATCAAATTTGGTAAACGAATATAACGATAAAGCCATTAAAGTAATGTCAGAAGAAATGGATATCGAAATAAAAGATGCTAAATTTTTAGTTGACAAATACGAGGAGTTTCGTCAATATATTGTAGATGCTTTTGTAAGTGAGTTATCCGTGATTGTTATGGATGATAATTACATTGATAATTTCGAGCGTTTAAACACCATTTTATACACTGTATCAATATCGTTAAGCATTATACCAAGAGATGTTGTAGCAACCTTTAACAACGTCAACGGAACGTTTAAAAAATATAATAAGGCAGCGTGAAAGAGGGCGAACAGTTAAATTATAAGGATCGGTTGTTCACAATGGTTTTAGATAACGGAATGTCTTTGACATTGGCAGTTTGTACGGTGTTTGCTATTTATATGATAATGCATCAATATAATCAGATACTAATTGAAACGGTGGGCGAAATGAAAAGAGAAAGAATCGATATAACAAGGCAGTTAATTGACTGCCACAAATACAAGGATGATGAATAGGTACGAAATTATTAAAAAGATTAAAACTTACTTTTCAATACAGGAATTAGTTGGAAAGGAAACCTTTGATAAATACGGACAACGTTCTTTTAAATTTTTGTCAACTGATATTTTAGAAACTCTTTTAATTTTACGAGAATCAACAGGCAAAAAAATTACAGTGAACTCTTGGAAATGGGGTGGCAACTTTTCACAACGTGGTTTAAGAACCAATTTACAAGGCATATTTAAAAGCAAAACTAACAACGGACGTTTATATTTATCTGCTCACGTTTTAGGTAAAGCATTTGATTTAGATGTTGACGGAATGACAGCACCAGAAGTAAGAATATGGATAAAAGAAAACCAATCTTTATTTCCTCACAAAATAAGATTAGAACGTAATATGGGTACTGATCCTATTAATTGGGTTCACATTGATACAATGAATGAAGAACAAAATCCTCACGTTTACGAATTTGATGTATGAAACTATTTAATATAATTGGAAATTTATTAGGCATTGGAAAGGATGCTTTAAATAATAGGGCAAAGTTAAAGCAGCTTGAAGCGGAGCAGCGTTTTAAAATTACAGAAGCCACAACGAATGCAAGTGTTGACCGTATTACGTCAAACACTGAAAGCGATAATCAAATCGATTTAATTACTGCACAGAATAAGAAATATACTTTTAAAGATGAGATTGTAACATATTTGTTTTTAGTTCCTGTTATTGTGGCAACTATTGTACCATTTATATCAGCATTTGAATCTGGTCAATGGAACGAATTAAATGTCCTTGTAAAAGATAGTTATTTAGCTTTAAATGAGTTGCCAGAGTGGTATAAATATATACTATTTGCGGTTGTTATTGATGTTTTAGGCTTTAGAAGTTTTGCCAGAAAAATCGTAGATAAATACTTTATTAAAAAATAGCTCCTTTTATCCGTAGTTGTAAATAATTAAAGGCAAAATTCTTTTTTGTACTCTTTGCAAAGTTGTTCTCTATCTTTATAAGTTCCTTCTTTTTTATAAACGTAGCTAAATGTTATTTGTGTATATCCTAAATCTTTTATCCAATCATCAATTTTTGGTATTTCTTCATCCTTTAACTGCTCGATATCGCTGTTACAACAATGTGTATCATTAATAGCTTGTAAGTACTCATCTAATAAAGTATGTGCCAATTCTTTTGCATTATGTCGGTCTGTACTACAACACATTTCTGTTGTATTTCCTAAGTGTAGTAATTTATCAATCAATTCTGTTTTGTTCATTTTTGCTAATTTTATTTATTATTCTACGCTACTAATCATACACTATACAGTTGTAAATAATTTTATTTAGTAAAATCTTCAATGTTGCAGATTTTTTGCCCCAAGCTAAAATCATTATATTTATACTCTGGATTAGTTACACAAATTTCTATTGCATCACGTCTTGTATAGTTTCCTGTTTCCCAAGTTCGCTTATCAATAAGTATAATAAGAAATCGAGAATTACAAACGGTGTACCATCCGTTTCCTGTTGATTTGCCATAAACATAATAACAGTTTGATTCTGGTTCAATTGGTTCAAAATTTTCTGATTCCGAACAACTAAAAAATCCGATTAAAAGTATTAGTATTATTTTTTTCATATCTATTTCATTTTTTCAAATACGTAAATAGCAAGTTTTAACCATCTTGGTATTTCCTTATTTGGTTGAGTTACGTTTTTTATACTATCAGTTGTGTTTCCTGTTATTTCTGAAATATCAGCATTGGTAAGTTTTAATGCTGATTTCATTTTTCTGTATCTATTGTGCCAAGTCATATTCTCTTTTATTTATTACTCCAATATTTAACAAAATAAATTTTATAGCTTTTACTCTATTTGTGAATTGTTTTTTTTCTGACCATTTAGAGCATAAATCATTAGATTTAATATTTTTTAATTCAACGATGTAAACATCATCTTTTTTAAAGACTGAAACCATTTCAATTTCTAAAAATTCGCTGGTATTGAATGTTGATTGTGTTGATTCCAAAATTGAGAAAGAAGATTTTAAGTGATTTATAACTTCTTTATTGTTGTAATTAGATGATTTTAATAATTTCATAATATTGATTTTAATTATACACCAAAGGTAATATTATTATTACTTTCTCACAAGAAAAACTTTGTTTTTTATATTATTACGTCAATTTTATTGCTCCAATCTTCGGGAATGTCTGCATCTATTGTATGGATATAGTTTTTTAAACCAGATTCTGAATCGTGTCCTGTTATTGGCATTAATTCTTTTATAGCATTATTAAAGGATAATTTCTCAACGGTTCGCAAATGTCTAAATAAGTTTGTAATGTATGAATGGCGAAAACTATAAATGTTGTTTCCTTTTTCTAATTCAATACCAGCATCAGCCATTTTTGTTTTAAGCCTGGTAAACCTTTTTGTAATTGCTGAACGTCTTTGTGTGTCGGAGGATTTCCAAATATTAGGAACACCAGACGGAGTGATTAAATAGTAATCCTTATTATAGGTGTGTAAATTCATTTCTTTTAACTCATCTAATAATATGGTTGGAATCCTTTTTGTTTTAAGTGGTTTGTTTTTCGCTTGGTAGTATATT